ATATAAATGCTTTTAAAGCTTTAAATTGTGGAAATGATGGAAGGATATATTTTGGAAAGTCATTTGCCAGAGAAATATATGAATATAACGTAAATACAGGAGATGCTACATTTAAACTTACATTTCCTCCTAGTGTAGTTTACAATCACCCTACATTGGGAAGCATTACAGTGCCTTTAAACACAGGAGATGGGGATATAGCAGTAACGGCAAATAAGATTTTCTTCCTAAATTGGTTTACAGCACCAGACCCTACAGGAACATTTCCTATGAATTATTCATTTGTAGGCAGATATGATATTGATTGGAATACGTTAGTTTTATCTAACTTTATAATGATAGCAGAACCTTCTGGAGCAGACTATGAAGATGGTTTTTATGTTTCTTTAGAAGCAGTAAGCGATGATTTAGTATTAGTAGATTGGGTTCAAGGAATGCAGCCTGGAGGATTTCTTCCTGCAACAGAATATGAGATTAGAGAATACGATTTCTCAACTTTAACTTATACTTTATTTTCAGATATAACTGCTCTTTATGGAGTTGATAGTTGTGTAAATGATATTGCATTTGATGGTACACATGTTTACATGTTACAGGGCAATTTTACTAGTACTCCTGTATTTATAATAAGAAAATTTAATTATATTACAAAGGCACTTGTAGCTTCAAGTTCACCCTTATCATTCTCTATAAATGCTGTGAGTCCTCCAGGAATAGCAGTATTAGATGGAAAGATATATGTTGCCGAAGATTTTGGTAATGTATTAGTGTATGATGCTACCACATTTAATTACTTATACAACAGAGATATAACTAACATAAATATCAGAGGAACTGTTCCTCCTGCTGCTCCTCTAGATGCTATTTCTGGAATGGGTCAAATACCTCCTTCGGCTTCTGCAAATTTAGAAATAAATTATACCGTAGACTATAACGAATGTGGAGTAGTAAAAACTATAGAATTAAATGAAGATTTTCCTTGTGATATACCATTGTGTTGTGAAGATTGCGAACTAGATTTAAATATTACATTTGCAGACTGTTATATTCCTTATTCAGATGAAGGGATAGTTGGTGGTGCAGTAGAAGTTACTATTACATCTAATGGATGTGTAAATGTAAATGATATTGATTTTGAAGGAGCAGTAGTCACTGATAATACATTGGGTACCTCAAATATACTAAAATTTGTAAAAATAAACAATAAGTGGCATATTCTTTCATCTGAAAGTTCTTGGCCAGTAGGCATGATTAGTGTAATATTTGGGTATACAGTTTGCGGAGTTTCTAAAAATTATTCAGGAACTTTTGGAAAAAATGACATAAATGAGTGTTGTGCAGATTGTCCAGAAGAAAATGCTTTTACTGTAACAATAGCAGATTGTTATGAGAAAACAGAGGGTATCACCATACTAGCTAACTATACAATAAATTGTCCAGGTTGGACAAACACTAGTAGCGTTGTAGCATCTGTAATAAAAAATGGAGTTCAAATAGGAACAGTGTCTACTTTTGGTGGTGGATATAGAATAGAATTTTCAACTAATGAAATTTCAGAAATTTGTGGAATTGAACTACAATTAACTTCAAACATAGATGATTGTAATGGAGACCCAACTTTGTTTTATAGTACATTAACAATCCCTTGTGATATTGCAGAATGCGGACCATGTGTTGATTGTGATGATATTAATGAAGCCGATTATAGTATAAATATAAATGATTTATGTTGGTCTGAAACTAATCCTCCATTAAGTAAGTATGAAGCAGTTATTCCAAACGTGTTCACTTGTGCAGGTAAAGTATTAAAAGTTAGTTCTATAACAGTGACATCATCTACGGGTTGTACTTATACTACTGTAGTTAGAGATGGAATTTGGTACTTAACAGTAGATAAAACTTGTGCTGATACAAACCCTGTTTCAACTATAAATTTAAGAATTTGTTGGAATGATTGCGACTAAAAAATAAAAAATATGGCAGAAAAATGTATAAATAAGGGTTTAGAAATTCTTACAGAATTTGATAAAAATTGTTGTGGATGCCCTGCAGAGATTACTTCTTATTATCCAAGTGCCAATCCTTATATTTCTTATGAGGTAGGTCCAGAAGATATGTTAAGTTTTTCTACTACTCAGTGGGTAATTCCAATTAAATTTCATTGTGGATGTAATGAAGTTTTTAATCCTGGAGGACCCCCAACTAAAACAGAATATTATTCTAAAATACATTCTGTAAAAGTTATAGGAACAAATACCGCTAATGTATCTTTTGTATATTTAACCAACGCTACTTTTTCAAACGCATATCCTTCAAATTTTGGGGGTAATATTTATAGCCAAACATTAAATGGCTGGGCAATGGTTGTAGATAAAGATCCTGTAAATGTTTTACAAGCTAAATCTTCAGGACCTGGGGGAGTTACTATAGAGGTTCAAAAATGTTCAGATAGTACACCTTTTACTTTTCAATTATTAACAGAATATTTCTTTGCAGATAATTTTAGAAGATATAGTAATTCAGTAGGTTGTAATAATACAAGTGGGGCAACTGATCAAATTTATTTATGGCAAGGTGCTCAAAATACTGGAGGACAAACATTTTTAAATGGAAGTGTTGGAACAGGATATGTAGGATGCTACAAAGATTTAACTACATACTTTGCAACACCTGTAGTTTTTTCAGATAGCTGTATTGTTACTCAAGGAGGGTCTAATATTAGATGGCAAGCATTAAAGACAATCCAATCTATAACTGTAGTGGGTTCAAATGAGCCTTTAACTTGGGGAGCAAATACTCCAAATAGTGTTTGGGCTACTTATAATGGTTCCCAAGGATTATGGTATATAAATGTAGATAAAAATCCTGGAGGAACTTATCACGATAAAACAGTGGCTACTCCACCTGTTGATTCAACAGTTGATTTAGAGATAGTGGTATTGGAAGCCAATACCCCTTGTAAAGTAGACCCAAATGACGCTTTTGACAACTCTATAAAAACAAGTACAATTACTGTTACTAATTTGGCTCTAAGTAATTTTAACAATACTACTTTCTGTACTTTTTAATTAATTAAACAAAAAATATGTGTGTAGACTGTAACCCTTTAGAAAGCAATACTGGATTAATTCAATATTCAGGACCAGATTTAGTTATTTGTAATGGGAATACCATTACTAATGGAGAATTACTTACATCTGTAATTGCTAAGTTTGATAATTGTATTGGAGTAATCCAAAGTCAATTAGATATGTCAAGTTTAGTAGAAAATAGTCCTTGTATTAATTTAACTAAAACTTCTTTATTAACAGTACTACAAAGTATTTTAGACACTGAGTCTGCTTATTGTACTCAGTTGCAAACATTAAATACTCAATTAACTGCTTTACAAATTCAAGTAAATAATTTAAATTTAACTAAACCTGTTACTGTAACTGCCTGTGATTCAACTAGAGTTACTTTAACTGAGACTACTAATTCCAAAACTTTTAAAGTAAATGGACTAATTCCCCCAAAAACAATCCTTCCTTATTTTGGATTACAAACAGATTTTGATGTAACAGGGTTAGGTTTAATTCCAGGACCTGTAGCAGGATGGGCTATTGCTAACGGTAATAATGGCACTATAAATGCTTTAAATAATTTTATAAAGTATGGTCCTAGTGCAATTACAACCCCAAGCGGTAGTAATACAGTTCTATTAGATGATACAAATATTCCTCCAGTATCTTTTACTACTAATGCTACTTTTCCTGTAACAGGTACTACTAATGAAGCAGGTAAACATAGGCATATTATTTACATGAGAGACACATCATCTGGGGGCTGTGGAGACTGTGATACTCTTTATCCAAATGGAGATTTACCTTGTACAGGGGGAGCTAATGGTATAGAAAATGCTACTGGCGGAGGAGGGTGTTACGGGAGTCGGTATGTAGGAGCTTCAGGACTACATTCTCATACATTTACAGGAAATGCAAGTGGGTCATTTACAGGAAGTACTATAAATGATGATGTTCAATCTATAAGTGTTCAACCTGTTCATATACAAGCTATTCCTATTCAATGGGTTGGGTGTTAAAATAAATAATAACTAATGACTAAACAAAAAATTATAGATCTTTTTGGTTATAAAGCAGGAAGAAAATTATATAACTTATTATATAGTAGTTGTGCTAATTTTTGTTGCATGGTTAAAGACTGTCTTGGGATAAGTTCTTTAGGAAGTCCAACATTATATTTAAATCAACAAGGAGAATGGAGTGCTTCAACAGGACCTCAAGGACCCCAGGGTCCACAGGGACCACAAGGTATCCAAGGTATTCAAGGGATTCAAGGTCCAGTAGGTGCAGCATTAACAGTATTAGGTTCTTATCCTGATCTTGCTTCATTTTTAGCAGGACCTGGAGGAAGTCCAGGAAACCCTGGAGAAGCTTGGATTATAGAATCTGATGGTTCTTTATATGTATGGCATACAATAACTAATACTTGGGATGATGTAGGAGATTTGCAAGGACCTCAAGGTTTACAAGGTGTTCAAGGGATTCAGGGTATTCAAGGAATACAGGGTTTACAGGGAATACAGGGTGTGCAAGGTCCTCAAGGACTTTCAGGATTTGAATGGGACCCAACAAGAATAAGTCCAAATCAATATTTAATAGGAGATATTGTAAACTATCTTGGCAATTATTATATTTGTATAGCTAACAACGATGCATTAATTCCTCCTTCTACTTTAGGAGTTTATTGGAACACATATTCATTTGTTGGTCCTCAAGGACCTCAAGGTATTCAGGGAATACAAGGTGTCCAAGGACCTGTAGGTATGCCAGGATTATTTGCTCAAACAGCAAATAGTTCACCTATTACAGGTACTACAGTAGAAACAACATTAATAGGTGCAGGTGTAGGAACTTTAAGTGTACCTGCAAATGGATTTCAAGTTGGCGATAGTTTTAGAGCTGTATTCGGAGGGGTTATGAATGCTGCAAATAATCAAACTATTAGAATTAAATTAAAAACAGGATCTGTTATTCTTCTAGATAGTGGAGTTCAAAACCTTGGAAGTGCTATTGTAGATGATGTATGGAGTTTAAATGTTGATTTCACTATTAGACAAGTTGGAGCTGCTACTGTAGCTTCTATTGTATCATTAGGGTCTTTTCATTACACAAAAACTAATAATGCTTCTGTTCAAGGATTTGGATTTAATGTAGTCAATAACACAACTTTTAACACTACAATAAATAATACACTAAATGTAACTGTACAATGGGGTTCCAATAATGCAGGTAATAATATTTATAGTGATATATTTATATTAAACAAAACATATTAAAAAAGTTAAATAAATGAACAGATTAAGTAGAGCAGATATTTTAACCATGTTTGGTTACACAGCAGGTACCAAACTATACAATATATTATACAGTAGTTGTAAAAATCTATGTTGCCTAATTAAAAATTGTTTAGGTATTTCTAGTGGAGGTAATGCAGGCTTAGTTTTAAATCAACAGGGAGATTGGGTTACTGCAGGTGGTGGAAGTAGTCAAATTGAAATACAAAGTGCTGCAAGTGATGAATTAACTCCTTTAACCTCTGGAGTATCAAAAGTTACTTTTAGAGCTCCAAGTGCATTTACTTTGACAGGAGTTCGTGCTTCACTTACAACTGCTCAGGGATCTGGAAGTATTTTTACTGTAGATATAAATCAAAACGGAAGTTCTTTATTAAGTACTAAGTTAACAATAGACAATACAGAAAAAACAAGTGTAACCGCTGTAACTCCTGCTGTAATATCTACAAGTGCAATAATTAACGATGCTGAAATTACTGTAGATATTGACCAAATAGGAAATGGAACTGCTACAGGCCTAAAAATAACTTTAATAGGTACTAGATGATAATTAATCCTTATTTTTTTGAAGTTTCTTTAGACCCAGACGCTCAAGCATTCCTAACTGCTGCTGCAATTACTAACCCTACTATTTCAGGAGCTATTAATACTTTGGTAGTTCAAATAAAATCAGCAGGTATTTGGACTAAAATGAAAGCTATTTATCCTATGGTAGGGGGTACTGCAAGCACTCATAAATGGAACTTAAAAGACCCTAGAGACTTAGACGCTGCATTTAGATTGCAATTTAATGGAGGATGGACACATTCAGCTAATGGTGCTTTGCCAAATGGAGTAAATGCTTTTGCTAATACATATTATAATCCACGAAATAGTGGTCAATTAAATTCCGCACATTTATCATATTATTCTAGAACAAATTTGGGTACATCAGGACTTCAAGTTGAAATTGGGGCTTTTGATGGCAACTCTCAATGGTTATTATATACTTACGCTAATAGTAGCACTCAAGGAATTAATGGTAGTTTTGTTAATATACCTTATGGTGCTATAATACCAACAAATGGGTTTTTATTAGGTCAAAGATTAAACAACACTACAATTAATTATTTTCACAAAGGAGTTAAAATACAAACTTTGACCAATAATTCAACTAACACCCCAAATAGGTCAATTTACTTAGCAGCCAGAAATGATGTAACACCCGTTTTAGTTTCCTCAAAAGAATGTGCATTTGCATCATTAGGTGATGGATTAACCGACACAGAAGCTGCTAATATGTATACAGCTTTACAAACCTTCCAAACCACTTTAAATAGGCAAATAGTTTAAAAATAAATAACATGATATTAGTAGGGCTTTTAACAGAAACACAAAAAGAACAATTAGTAGGACAGTGGTATGAAACAGACAGTTATTTTAATCCAATACAAGACATTAAAGACAACTGGGTTATATCTATTGAAGAGATGCATGATTGCGTAAACCCTGACTTTATGTGGGTAAAAGATTTAGAAAAGATAGAATACCAACCGAAACCAATTGAGCCTCCTTTTTAATTATTAATTAATAAAATTATATAATTTAAATATAAAAAATAATGGGAAAATATTTTAATGCTTTTATAATGTCCATAATAACTTTTTTTTCTCCTATAGCAGGATTATTATTAGCTGTCGGAGCTATGATTATTTTAGACACTATATTAGGCATTACAAAGGCTATTAAAAATGAAGGATGGGAATCTGTTACTTCAAGAAAAGCAAGTGTTATTATAAGTAAATTTCTACTTTACCAATTAACAGTAATAACATTTTTTATAATAGACTATAACTTAATAAATGAGTTTACAAAAGTACATTATCAAAACAATTATTTATT